GGCGAACCCATCAGGCACTGCGCTGATCGACAAAGCATCCTTCCAGTCAGCTTGTGTGTTCTGTAAGTATCACGGGATGCTGTTCAACGGCATCCTTGCGGCCAACGTCAATCTTCGCGACTACCTGACCCGCATCTCGAAACTGTTCTTGCTTGGCTTTATTCAAGAGCAGGGGCTCTACTCGCTGCGTCCGCTGCTGCCCACCAATGCAGACGGCTCGTTCTATACAGGAAGCACTAACCCTGAGCACATTTTCGGCAAGGACCAGATTGTGCAGGGCAGCTTGCAGCGCTCCTATTTCGACGCTGGTCAGCGGCAGCCGTTCTGTGTCCTTGCTAGTTGGCGGTCGCAGCGCGACTCATTTTTTGGCGTCAACAAGACCATCGAGATCCGATATGCCGGCACTGCACCCGATGGTCCGTTTGAGCAGTATGACCTGACAGAGTTCTGCGCACTGCCGAATCACGCTGAGCTTGTTGCCAAGTACATCCTCGCCTTCCGCAAGCACGTCACGCATACCGTGAACTTTGAATTAGCGACCAATGTCATCGCTCTTGGCCCGATGGACATCATTCGCGTTGATGTTGATGTGACAACCAACGCAGGCGACCCCTATCAAGACAGCACCTATTACCTCGTGGATGCAGTGCAGGAGGGGCCTGATGGATCCATCAGCGTCGAGGCGACGCATTTCCCCGTCAATGCCAGTGCTCAGAGCCTGGTTGCCCTCGACATAGTGAACGCAAGTTTCGACATCAACCCGAACGACAACTAGCGATGAGCAACTTCCCTTCGATTAAGCCTTCGGTTCGTACTTGGTCGCTGGGAGCGCAGCCCATGTCGACGTTCACCACAATGTCGGGTCACGAGACACGGGTGCTGCTGGGTCCTGACCCCATTGGCACGATGCTGTCGCTGCAGTTCGCCAATTTGAAGGAGGCGGTGGTTCTTCAGATCACGGGTCACTATCAAGGGCAACGCGGAGGCTTCGATGCCTTTGCGCTCCCTGCCGAAGTCTTTGCCGGGATGGCCAATTACGCAAGCGTGACGCCTGCTGGTCAGGTCTGGCGCTATGCCGCAGCGCCTCAGATCGAGTGGCATTCGCCCGGAGTGGCCACCGTTAGCGTGGAGCTGACTGCCGTTATCGAGTGATGGGCAAGTTCTACACCGGCATCGAAGGCAGTCTGAGCGTTGATGGCGTCAAGGTCGGGAAGGTGCGCGACTGGCGGTTCAGTGGTGAAGCTGAGGCGTTGGAAGTCACAACGCTTGGTGATTACGCCCGCAGCTACACGCTTGGTAGGCAAAGCCATGGCGGCAGTTGCAGTCTCTTCTGGTATGCCAACGATCAAGGGACGCTTGAAGCGAAGCCCTTGCTGGGTTCAATCCTGCGGACGGGTCGCGTCGACCCAGACAAGAAGTACCGCTTACGCCTGACCTCATCAAACCTCGCCTATGAGTTTGATGCTGTCATCACTACCGTAGAGACTGGTGCCCAAGCAGGTGACGTGATCCAAGCTGGAATCTCCTTCACTGTCTGCGGTGAACTGCTTGCAGTGAACCTGGGAGGCTTGTGAGATGGCGGTTTATCTCGGCACTTCAGGTCTGATTCAGCTCTCTCGTGTTGGCGGAGACTCCTTCTTTTCGACGATGGATCCTGGTGATGTGGATCCAACCGAGAATCGATTCAGTTTTGACTTCCCGAATGGCACCTTCATCACGGGCGATCGACTGACGATCAAGCGCGTCAACGCTAATGGCACGTCATCAAGCCTGCCTCTTGATTTTGTCGCAGGGCATGGCTACAGCGATGGCACGTGGTACGTCAATGTTGACCCGATCGGTGGCTTAAGGCTTTACAGCACTTGGGGTGATTCACTGTCAGGCCGCAGGGGGGCTGCGTTGGCGTTGGCCACGCCTGCGGGCAGCTATCAGATCCGTGTTGATCTGGTTGATACAAAGCCCCATTGCTTTGGGCAGGTGCTGGACTACACGCTGAGCACGCAGCGCGACAACGTTGATGTCACCTCGCTTGGCGATGCGTTTGCGGAAAGATTCAGCACCCTGATCTCTGGCAGCGGGCAGATGACTGCTTACTGGGACTGGCTACCTGCTGCGTGCGATACGGGAGAGGAGGTTGAGTTGGCGCAATACTTCCACCAGCTGATCTTGCGACAGCAGCTTGGCAGTGAGTTCAAAGCTGACTTCTATGTGAAGCGCGCAAGAGCAGAGCCGATCGGTAGCTCGCTTAGCAGCTTCTCGGCTAGCACCTCGATTTACTACAGCGTGAATGCGGTGGTGACCGGGGTTTCGATTGGGTTCAGCCCAGCAGCACCTGTGCAGTCGGTGATTCAGTTCGCCACGACAGGACCGATCCAGATGCTTTATGGCATCCCATCGGCATACATGCTGCTGCAGGAGAGCGGTTCCTTTATCAACAAGGAAGACGGTGACGGTCGCTTGGCTTTGGATGGGGACGTCTGAGCGCTCCTAAACTGAAGCGACGAGCGGGTTGTCTGTTGTCGCCATGCCAGATCTCAAGATCAGTCAGCTGGCTCCGTTAGCGCAAGCGGCTGTTGCTTCAACTGACGAGCTGGCGATTGTCGATAAGAGTGCAAGCGAGACAAAGAAGGTAGCGGCTGGTGATCTGGTCAATGCCGGACTTGCGCTGGCGCCCAATGCCTCGATCCCTTGGGCCAAGCTGGATACCACTGGCTTGACCTTGCCAAGTGGTTCGGTCACGTCTGGCACGATTCAAGACGGTTCGATTGCAACGGCGGACATCGCTGACGGTGCAGTCACCGACGCCAAGATCACAGGGCCGATTGCGCTGAGCAAGCTCGGCACTCAGGCGGCAGGGACCGTATTGGCTGGTCCGGCTACTGGAGCCAATGCTGATGCAGCCTTTCGTGCTCTTGCGCCGACAGATCTGCCTAAGGCCACGGCAACATCGATTGGCGCGGTTTCAGTTGGTGCGGCAGATGGCTTAAGCGTTGACGCCAATGGTGCGCTATCTCTGCCAACGGTTGTCACTGCCGGGACAAACCCTGTCGTCACGTATGACACGAAGGGGCGTGTCACAGCGGGACGTGCGCTGATAGACACGGATCTGCCGAAAGCGACAACTACAACGATCGGCGGCGTCAGTGTTGGAACGGGCCTGAATGTTGATGGCGCTGGAAAGTTAACGACAAACCTGACAGCGGCCGAGATTCCTGATCTACCGGCCTCAAAAATCACAAGCGGGACTTTCGCTACTGCGCAGATTGCTGACCATGCAATCACGGGATTGAAACTTGCTGACTATTCAGTCAGTTATATCCAAGAAGCAACGCCGCCTACGACTGCGGGATCGCATCACATTGGAACGCTGTGGTTCCAGGAGTCGACAGCACGACTGTCGATGTGGAACGGGAACAGCTGGATGCCTGTTGGGCAGGGCGCTTTGTCGTCTGAGAACCTGCGGTTCTGCGGCACGTTTAATGCGGCAACTGGTCTTGTTTCTGGCCTGACGCAATTTGGTACAGCTGCAGGTCTGGCCAATGGTGCAGCAGTGCCTGCTGCAAGCAATGCACTGACGGGTGTGTATTTGGTTTGCGATACACCTGGGACGTATGACAGCAAAACCTTTGACGCTGGCGACTGGATTTTGTGCATGGGCCAAGCCCGTGGATGGGATCGAATTGATACGTTGAGCAGTGGCGGCGGTGGCGGTGGTGGCGGCACTCTTGACTCGCTAACTGATGTGACCATCACATCTCCTGCTGCGGGTCAGGTCCTGTCATATACCGGCAGTCAATGGGTGAATGGCGGATCGCCCGACCCTGGGACGTACTAATAGGCCTGCCTAGCCTTATGGGAGCGCATATGCGTGCCCTTCGGCTAGATAGCCATGACCATTCAGACCCTGCATCTCCGTTCCAGTGTTCAAGGGAAGGAGCCTGTTGCTGGCAGCGCAACGGGGCAGTTGCCTGTCGGCAGTATTGCCATCAATTACAACAAGGACGAGCCGTTTCTGAGCATTCAGGATTCGGCTGGTGCTATTCGGCGGATTGCTGGCATCAAGGTTGGAGCGACGGCGCCTGTAACACCAACCGCTGGTGAAGCGTGGCTGGACATCACGGTGCCGACCAAGCCTGTGTTCAAGGTATTTGATGGCACCGCATGGCAGGGTGCTGGTAGTGGGGTGAGCACTGGTGCGGCGGCACCGGCGGCACCGGCGGCAGGTGACCTGTGGGTTGATACGACATCTGCGGCTGCACCTGTTTTGAAGGTGTACAACGGCACGGCATTTGTGGCGGTGACGCCTGATGCGACGACGAGTGCGAAAGGCGTGGTTCAGCTAGCAGATGCTGCTGCCGTCACGGCTGGAACAGCTGGACGGGTGGTGACAGCTGATCAGTTAAAAGCCACTAACGACGCAATGGCAACTGCGATCGGCGGAGGCATAACTTCCCTGAGCGGGGCGACGCCAATCTCGGTGACAGGAACAGGTAATAGTCGAACTATTGCCGTCGGAGATGCAACAGCAAGCGCCAAGGGCATTGTCCAGCTGGCAGATGCCGCTGCAATTACGGCGGGCACGGCTGGTCGCGTGGTTGATGCTGCGCAGTTGAAGGCACATACCCCACCTGATGCAACTGAGGCAATAAGGGGTATTGCTGAGATTGCGACTCAGGGCGAAGTCAATGCTGGGACCGATGACGAGAGGTTTGTTACGCCAAAGAAGCTCTCAGCATTTGTGACTGAGCAGCTGAAAGCGACATGGCTTCCTAGCAATTCGATCAATGCCTCTGACGAGGGTGTTTCCACTTGGAATGGCCCTGCAGACACGTTGACGGCAACGCCAAGCGTTGAGGTGAGCATTAACGGTGGTGCATACGGAACTGGCGGTCCGGTTACAACAGGCCAAACAGTCAAGGTGCGATGGCAGGCAGCTGCTGTGACGGCTGGGGCTCATGACGCGACGCTGACGGGTCGGGTTGTGAACGCTGCAGGCAACGTAGCGGTTGATTACACCCTCAAGTTGGACAAGCTGCCTGACGCGATCACGATTGCGCCTCAGACCAATGTGGCGTTGGGCGCAGCCGTTGATTCGGCAGCAAGTACCGCTATTACTGGGCTTAATGCCCCAGCCCGTATTTGGCTGGGGACGACTGATGGCACCAACCCACAGATCAGCATTGGTGGTGGTGCATGGGCAGCAGTGCCTGCAACAGCTGCTGCTGGTGTGGCGATTGTGCAGGGTCAAACATTCAGGTTGCGTCATACAACCAAGGGCAATGTGTCCGAGGTGACGACAACAACGGTGCGAGTTGGCTGGGATACCGCATCATCCGTGGCCGTTTCGTATGTGACGACAAATACGGCAGTACTACCGGCCCTAAGATTTGGCTGGAACGCAGACACTGATGCATACACACGTGATCCCGCTGCCAACCGGATCATTGACACGCAAGTTGGAATTAGACGCTGCGTGCTAACAAATGCTGGAGTGGTTGCCTATTACTTAGATGCCGATGACAGCACAAAGAGGGCTGGCGACTGGCTGCGCCTTGTTGAAACGACGGAGCTAAGCACTCCCTATACCGGGACGCATGGTGCGCCTGTTGCTAACACTGCGCTGCGGGGTTCTGCCCCTGCATGGGCTGCTGGCACCTACACCAAAGGCCAGCGCGTTCAACAAGGTGGCAGCGTATGGGAATGTATAGCGGCCACAACGACAGCTACCCCAGCGGCGGGGGCAACTGCTGCTGACTTAACAGGTGGCGCCGGACAAGTGATGGTTGAGATTCCCGTCTTTAGCGTCTGGCACGAAACAGCCGCAGCGGGCTCACACACGCAACATACATTTCATCTGCAGAAAGGCGTCAAAACCGATGGCGGTTACGCCGTGCATCCGGCCTTTGTGAAACCAGACGGAAGCAATAGGAGCTTCATCTACGTCGGGGCCTACCAGGGGACCGGCACCAATGGCAACGGTTCTGCCAGCGGCGTGAACAACACCACCAACATGACCCGCGCTGCGTGCCGCACAGCTTGCGCCGGTCGCGGGGCTGGCTGGCACCAGCTGGGCTACTGGGAATACAGCGCCCTGCAGTGGCTTCTGTTTACTGAATACCAGGACATGAATAGTCAGAAGGTGCTGGGCAACGGGGCCATGGAAGGTAGTGCTTACGTTGTCAACACTGGGCTGTCGAACGGCAGAGGCAACAGAAGCGAAAACAAGTACACATCCGGTGGCAGCGGTGCTGACTATGTGTCGTACAGGGGCGTGGAAAACTTTTACGGAAGGGCGTGGCAATGGGTGGACGGCATCAACATCAACAACCTCGTGCCATACCTGTGCGCTGACCCATCTAAATGGGCGGACGACACTGCGGCTGGATACACCAGCCAGACAGCAGTTCCATCGGGATCCGGGGACTTTATTAGAGATGTCGCGTCGGGTCTTGCGTTGTTACCTGCCTCTGTGACTGGGGGCTCTGGTACAACCTTCACCGGTGATGCTCTGTGGACAGGCTCCGGCTGGCTCGTGGCCAGTGTGGGCGGCGACGCCAACGGTGGCGCTCCGGTGGGAGCGTTGTACGCGAGTCTCAGCCGCGATTCGACCCGTGCGGGCGCGGGCATCGGCGGCCGGCTCGCCTACGCACCGTAATTGAGAATGTTCTCAACAAGCAAGGAGGTGATTGCCATGTAGACGAACAAGAGGCTTGACTCAGTTTCTCCGGCTGGCACGTAGCCAATGTGGGCAGCAACGCCAACAATGGCACTCAAGTGGGAGCGTTGTACGCGAATCTCAACAACGATTCGACCAATGCGAACACGAACATCAGCGGCCGGCTCGCCTTTCCCCCCTCGGTTTTCTGACCATACTGAGCAAGCCTGACCGCTAGGTCAAACACACACAATGCACAAGGGCCCAGTAGGCGAAAGCTCGAACGTCCCGCGACGACAGGGGGGTTAAAAATGAAACGGTATGGCTACCTGTGGGAGAAAGTCTGCGAACTAGACAACCTATGGGTGGCCTATCAAAACGCAAGAAGAGGCAAGGCTGGCTACAGGCAAATCAAGGAGTTTGACCCTGTAGCTGAAGCAAAGATTCCAGAGCTGCGAGAGCTGCTGTTATCAGAGCAATTCAAGACAAGTGAATACAAGGTGTTCCAGCTGATCGAGCGAGGGAAGCTGCGGACAATTCACGCGCTGCCGTTCTACCCGGACCGCATTGTCCATCACGCAATCACGCAGGTCTGCGCTCCAATCTGGGAGCGGTCGTTGATACGCAATACATTTGCTGCGCTACCAGGGCGTGGAATACACGATGGAGTAAGACGCGTGGCGCGAGTTACCCTGGACAGCGAGGGGCTGTACGTCCTCAAGATGGATGTCAAGCAGTTTTATCCGTCAGTGGACCATGGCATTCTGAAGCGGCTGATCCGGCGGCAGATCAAGGACAGGACATTGCTGCAAGTGTTGGATGAAATCATCGACTCTGGGCCTGGCCTGCCCATTGGCAATTACCTCAGCCAGTATTTTGGGAATCTATTCCTGAGCCCCGTCGATCACCGTGTCACAAGCGGCCTGGGCTTCCGCCACTACTTTCGCTACTGCGACGACATTGTTGTTATGCACCATGAGAAGAAACGCCTACACGCGTTAAAGACTGAGATCGAGGCCGAGTTGTTCGCGCTGCGCCTGGAGGTGAAGGGAAATTGGCAGGTGTTTCCGCTTGCAAGTAGAGGACTTGATTTCATTGGATACAGGTTCTGGCCGTCGCACATTCTTGTTAGAAAGAAAACAGTGCTTCGCCTTAAGAGACGATTGCGGATCAAGCGGCCAACGTTGAATGAAGCGTTAAGGGTGAACCATGCGGCAAGGAGCTTTGCGGGATGGCTACGGTATGCGGACACGGTTAGGCTATGGCGGACGGTAATTCAGCCCGCCTTGGGCGAGGTCAATGCTTACGCCAGTCGATTTCGGACCAGTCAAGCCATCCATCACCACCTTCCACGGGGGGTATCGCGTACCAGTTGCATTGCAGCAAGTTGAGCGCCCTTCCATTACTGACGGGGAAACTGAGCACAGCTGGCAGGGCTACCTGCTTGAAGTTGGCGGGTTGACAGAGGTGGAGTTTGACCGTGTAGCAGCAGAGCTACCTGCTGGTGACTATTCAGCCGACAAGCTGGCAATGCTGACCGAAGCGGTCCACCAAGAGCGCAGGGCTGCCTATCCACCCATCGAGGATTACATCGATGGGGTCGTAAAAGGCGATGACGCCCAGGTGACTGCTTACAAGGCCAAGTGCCTTGAGGTGAAAAAGCGGCACCCGCTGCCGCATTGATCAACGTCTCCTGCAATGAAAGCCAAGACCAGTCCAACCAGATCAGTGCACAAAGAGGGCGTTCCTAAGCGCACCTCGATTGGAGGAGGGAGGAGGAAGGCTGGCAGCTTCAAGAAGCAGCGAACCAAGCCTTCCAGGGGACAAGGTCGCTAGGGAAGTGGCGGGCTTAATTGGAGCTGTTGCAGTCCTCTTGGCACTCCTCTTCGCGTGGAGTGCTTTTGCTGTCCTCGAATCGTTGAGACGGCGCTAGGCCTACCTAGGCTTGTCTGAAGGCCCCTATTGAGTCATGGCAAAGAAGCGCTGGGATGAGAGCAAGGTGACCCGCGATGAAAGCGGGCGCTTTGTTTCCAGCGCTCAGGACTTCATGCCGCGTGACTTGTTTGACCCGCGGACAACACCGACCAACCCACCGCGTAATCAATTTGATCCACGGACGACACCAAGCCGTCCGCCACAGAATCTTTTTGACCCGCGTACGACACCAAGCCGTCCGCCGCAAAACCTCTTCGACCCACGGCAATCAAGCGCCAAGCCACGCAAGCCGCGCAAGTCTCGTTACGCCTGATCAGAAGCCCGGTCGTCAGACCACCATCCGCGTTTGGTAATTCGGGTCGCTTTCGTCCAAATGAGCCTCAGGTCCAAACCCGGTGGCCTTGATCTCATCGCTGATGCCCTCGACCACCTTGAGCGGCTTGCGCTTCTCGGCGTCATAGGCCGCCACCTCTGCCAGCCACGCATCGAGCGTGTCCCGTGATGGGGTCTTGGGCGGGAGCTTGAGCAGCCGGCGCACTTCCTTCTGGTCGCAGGTGTAGCTGCTGCGGCCCCTGCTGTAGACGATGTAATAACGGACGGTCGCGTAGTCGGTCTGCACCGACATGTCTGGGCCGAGGTTGAGCAGCCGCCGTTTCATCCGATCACCTCACGAGCGGTAGCGCAAGCTGTTACATTGATTGCAAGAGATGTTCCACCGCAATGCCCGCCAGGCTCGACCCAACCCCCGGCGCCACGTTTGGCCTCTGGACTGTGATTGGCCCTGACCCAGAAGGGAATGGCAAGCGCTGGCAGGTGCGCTGCAAGTGCGGGACCAAAGCTTCGAGACTTCATCGAACTTTGCGAGAAGGCACCAGCACCTGCTGCACGCGCTGTGCAGGCGGCGGCACAGGCTGGTACATCTCTGAGCGTGGCCGTTTGCCTGTCCCCGGTGTTGACATTCCCCCTGCGCCACAGTGCAAAACCTGCGGGTCCGCCATGGAAACGACCCTGAACCGCTCCCACAAGCGGGGATGGAACTGGCGATGCAAGCCGTGCCAGTCGGCGGTCACTAAGCGCCGCTACGAAAGCAGCACGGACTATCGCTCGCAATTGCGAGGCAATGCTGTAAAGCGGAAGTGTGCTCAATACGGTTTGACGACTGAGCAAGCCGTTGAAATGTGGGAACAGCAAGAGCGCGGTTGCAAGCTCTGCCTTAAGCCCCTCCCGTCGCCGGGCGAGTGCAAAACAGAAACGAAAGGAACGCACATCGACCATTGCCACGTCAGTGGAAAAGTTCGAGGGATTCTGTGCAGCCGCTGCAACCATGCCATCGGCTTGTTTGAAGATGACGCGGCTCGGCTGCTCAGGGCAGCGGCATATCTGACCGATCACAGCCCCAGCTCCTTAAAGGCTCGTTCGGTGTAAGCGCGGCGTTCTGCTGCACCACGCGGAGGCATCACACCGTTGACCCGCCGGCCCACGAGATCCACGTCAGGACGACCGTCACACAGTTCGTTCATGCCGTTGCTGAACCACCAGTGGCCGCTGATGCTCCATGGGTAACGGCTGCCGGAGTAGGCGCTGCCCTTCTCCATGATCATCGGGTCGGCCTTGCCCTGACCCGCCATGTAGTCGGCGAACTTCTGGTGGTTGTGGCGGCCGGTGACTTGGATAAAGCCGGCGCCCTTGAACTTCACGCCATCACCGGCGTGCGTGTTGCCAAGATCGCTGCGCCATTCGTAGGCATCACCTGAAGCGATCTCCAACGGGTAGCGAAGTCCTGCCGATTCCTCCCCGATCTGCCCAAGGAAGTAGCCCAGGCGCAGCGGGGTATTGATGTGGAAGGTGATGCACGCATCGGCCAGATCATCCATCAGGGGATCGGGCAGGTATTTGGGCAGGCAGCTCATGACCCGCCCGAGCTGCTCTTTGCTGATGGGCCAGGCCGGCTTGGGTGGCGCTTCGCGGTACGCCTGCACCCAGGCTGCGTTGTCAGACAGCAGCGTCGGATCTGCCTCCATGACGTGCTGCCGGAGGATCTCGATCGCCTTCTGCTGCTGCGGTTGACCCTTGTAATACCGCCAGAAATGTTCCCATGTCTCGGCGGAGAGCTGGACCTGTTCGATCGTCATGGCCTAAGCCCTGCCTAGGCGTAACGCTAGCTTCGTCCCAAATAGCGTTACCCCTTTGTTGAGAGAAGGGCGCAGCAGTGAAATCCAATAGTGCTCGCAATCAAGTAAGTCGTTGTCGCTGATCCCTTCAGGAAAAAGGCTCAAGACCCGCGCAATCAGCTGCTCCTTCTTGATAGATGAGTTGTGGAACCAAGTTGGCGACGAACCCCACATGTGACCCATGACGCGCTTGCGGACGTTGTTTGATTTGCCGATGTACTCCTCCCCAAGTAGGTCGCTGTCGGGGTCAGCAACGCAAAGGCGGTAGACGCCAGGGCACGCCCATGACATGGGGACTTCCGTTGTGCAGGCAATCAGATCAAGCGGGCGGGCCGCCATGCTCCCAAGGTACGAGTGATTTCTAAGGTAGTTTAGGCGCACTCATCTGTTTTGCCTGATGCGCGTCGGCTACGCCCGCACCTCTACAGCCCAAGAGGAGCAGGACACGAGCATTGACGGACAGGTCGCGCAGCTGGAGGCAGCGGGCTGCGAAAAGGTCATTGCCGAGCGGCGCAGCGCATTCAAAGGAGTCCGCCCCGGCTGGGATGAGCTTTGGGCGTTGGTAGGGCGCGGCGGCATCACGGAAGTGCTGGTTGTGGATCAGTCCCGCCTCAGCCGCTCTGGCGACGATCGCCAATTCTTGGAGCTGTGCGCCAGCAAGGGCACCAAGGTTCGCACTGTGATCGGCGGCGAGATTGAGACCCAGACGGACGCAGGCTTCCTCACCGCCAGCATGATGTCAGTGATGAACGAACTGCAAAGCCGCATCACTGCAGCAAAAGTCCGCGATGGTCTTAGGCGGCGGCGTGAAGCTGGCTTTTACGCCTGCGGCAAGGTTCCCTTTGGCTACCGCTACAACGGCGAGCAGGTTGAGCCAAACCCCGATCACTGGGAAGCAGCCCGCGTGATGTGGGACCAGCTTGTTGATCGCCAGATGAACGTGGCGGCATGGATCAAGGACACCGGAATGCCGTGGACGCCGCGTGGCGTGCGCCAGTGGATTGCCAATCCAATCCTTCGGGGGATTGTTCGAGAAAAGCATGGAGCTGTTGAAGCGCTGATCAGCTGGCAGGAGTGGTCGGCCGCTCAGGAGATGCTCAAGGTGCGCTCAGTGATGAGAGGGCGGACGGCTCATGTGACGCACCTGTTCACCGGGCTGGTCAAATGCGAGCAGTGCGGCAAGAGCTTGCACAACGTCCGCGAGCGCGCCATCCCAAGGCTGAAATGCAAGTCGCGCCATTGCGCTTGGTACGGGCGCGGCATCCGCGTGTCCCAAGTGCGGGAACAAGTGATCGCCGAACTGGTGAAAGCCGCAGACGCGATGGCGGCGATGGCAGATCTGCCAGAGAAGGAGCCTATTGAAGCTGGTGTTGTGCGCGATCGGATTGCCAAAGCGAAAGCCGCCCTGGCAGCGGGAGTGCCACTGCAGGACGGCGCGATTGAAATGATGGAATCGGAGCTAGCCGCCCTGCTAGGGGTCAACGCCTCGCCGCGGTTTGACGAGTATCGAGAGCTATTTCAAGACCCGCAGACCCTTGCCCTTGCGACGGACGCAGAGCTGCGCACCGTGGTCATCGAATTCGTTGATTCGATCATCTGGCTGGGAGGCTTGGAGAGCCTCCGCATCACGCTGCGCTAAGGCCCGCTGGGCGATGGCAATGAGAGCTTCACGAACTGTCATGCCGCCCCCTTCTTCAAAAGCAGCCTCTGACCGCTCCACTTCACCGCACCTTGCGGCAGTAGGAACTCAGGCTCCTGCAACGTGAACCACCGATGCCCGCATTCAGGGCAGCCACGACGGCGAATCACTTCACCGTCATCGGTCTGTCTGGTGACGATCACCGGCGCGTGCGGGTGACGGCATTTCGGGCACGGGAACGAGTGACGCAGCTTCACCCCGTTTGCGTTGTAAGCGCTGGCCATCAGGCGGCCTCCACGCGCGCGTTGGCGTGCAACTGCATCCGACGCAGCACTGATCGCTTGATGTCAGAAATGCGTTGACGGCTAACGCCAGCTTCTTTGCCCGCTTCGCTTAAGGACATCGGCTCATTGCCGTCCATCCCATACAGCAGGCGTGTGACTGCCGCCTGTTGTGGTGTCAACGTCGTCATCCACGCTTGGATGTTGGCGATGCCGTCATCCAGCTCCATCACATCCAGCGGTGCCATCTCGCTGCCGGCGATCAGGTCAATCAGATGGATCGAGTCGTCATCTGGTCGTGCGGTCTGATCCAAGCTGCCAACCGCTGTGGCGTGCATCAGGTAGCGACGCATCACAGTGGATGTGACGCCGCAGTATTCAGCGCACTCAATAAAGGTGGGTGTGCGCCCGTGTTCCTGCAGGAACCGTGGCATCCAGTTCCGCACCTTGTTCAGGCATTCGATCGCGTTGATCGGGAGACGGATCGTGCGGTCCTGCTGTGAAATCCCGCGAGAGATGCTCTGCCGGATCCACCAATAGGCATAGGTCGAGAACTTGTAGCCCCGTGTCGGGTCGAACTTCTCGACTGCACGTGAAAGGCCGAAGCAGCCCTCTTGGATCAGGTCACTCAGTTCCAGGCTGCGGACAGCAACGAGGTACTTCTTGGAGACGTTGACCACAAGGCGCAGATTGGCACTGAACATGCGCTCATACGCCTTACGACCAGAGCGAATGATTCGCTTCTGCGCAGGGGTAGGGTCTGCTTCGTCGCGAATGGCGATCCACTGCTGAATGGCGCGACCGAGCAATAGCTCCTCCTCGTGGGTGAGCAGCGGGACACGGCCGGCCTGGTTGAGGAACCAGGAGACCCCATCGCGTTCGCGGGAGTTAAGGGCGTGACGATCGCGCCGTGACATCAGAAGAGATCCTCTGGCTTGACGGGTGCAGGATCAGAAGTGACGCCAAGCAGATACTCGTTGCCAGCCTTACTGGTGCGCGGCAGCAGCTTCTGGTTGACGGTGACGCAAGCCTCACCTTTTTGATTGGTGGTGATCAGTGCGGCTTCACTGTTCGCCCAGGCGTAGAGAGCGTTGATCTGCTCAATGGGCCATTCGCTCTTGGCCCAATACTCCTGCTCTTTGCCCTCGATCTTGCTGCGGTTGAAAGTCGAGAACAGGGTGAAGGCGTTTGCTGGGAAGTCAACCATGGTTAGGAAGCAAGGTTGAAGTAGTCAGAAAGGATGCGCCGCAAGGCGGAGTTGACGCTGAGCTGCTGCTCTTTGCAGAACTCCATCAGTGCGGGGTAGGTCTCGTCGGTGAGCTTGGCGGAGATGCGGAAGCGGTTCTTCACCTCCTCCCGCGCTTGCCGCGCCCACTCGTCTCGCATGTATTGGTGGTGTTCTTCCTCTGTCATCGTTCAAAGGGGAACTGCATGGTGTCCACACATAAATCGGGGTAAATGTGCAGGACTTGTCGTGCGCTGTTCACAGCGGCCTCCATCGTGACGAAATGGATCGCCTTGGATGGGTTGTCAGTGAGAGCAATGGTGCAGTCACTGATGAGGTCGTGATCAGCAAGCCACCTCTGCGTCGCAGTTTCCTTCAAAAGGAACCGGGTTTTTGTGCGCCAGCGCTTCGATGAGTTGGAGCGCATTTCGCACAGTCGCTTCCTGTTGAAGAAGGTCCCCGTAGGAGACAACTCGTGATTGAAAGAATTGCCGATTGGCGCGTTGGTGAATGTCATCTCGTAGGTCTTGCAGGGTGGCGATAGCAAGTTCGAGGTAGGGGCTCACGGGTTAGGCGGCGGGTGGATTCGCGAGGAGCTGCTGGATGAAGTCGCCATGACGCTGTTCTTGGATGTGGTCGCTGGTTTTGACGCGATCACTGACCTTGAAATGCGTGCGATACGTCTGGTTGAGAGCAGCGAAGGCATCGGGGTCGTCCTTGGCGAGTGCCGTCATGACCTGGATGATTTCGTCGCGCTCTTCCTTTGGTAGGGGCGGTTCTACGGGCTCCTTCGCTGCTGACGCTTCAGCTTTAGCCGGAGCGGGCTTACTTTGCGCAGGGGTAGGGGATGTTTTAACAGCAGGTCTGGCTTGAGGCTTCGTCTGCTGGATGGGTGGCTTGGCGTCAGCGCTGTCGCCGTCGTCATCTTCAACACCAGCTGCCAGGTTGAGGATGGCGAGCAGAGAGAAGCGACGTTGATAGGTGACGGCACCACCCCAGTCGTGAAGGGCGTTGCGTCCTTTGACTTCAATGAGGGGCACGTCGCTATCGACGGTTTCACCACTGCTGTGTCGCAAGGTGGTGCGCAGCAGGGTGCCGCCCTCAGTAGGGATAAAGGTCTGAGTGACAGCGAGACCGGCTTCGCTGAGCGGCGTGGCGATGGCGCTGAGCACATCGGCCAAGGAGGCAAAGGTGCCGTATTGCGCTTTTGAGTTCTTGTGGATGGTGCCAACGTCCTTGTGGAACTTGGCGAGAGCGGAGGTAAGTGAATCAGACATTGGGCAGGCGTAGCGATTTGCAGGCAGCCTGAACCGACTCGTGCCAGTCCTTAAGACTGATGCGCTGTTCAGGAGTGAACGATTCCCAGTGAATGGTCTCCACAACGGAGATGATCACGGCCTGGGCTTGATCAAGGGCGTCGTCGACGGCTTCGACGGCTTGAGCGCAGCGGAGGAAGTAGTCCGCTGCTTCATCAGGGGTGACTCGATGCACGTTTGCTGCAGATGTGCGGCCCGACCCTACGCCGCAGGGGTCAGTGGGTCAACCCCTACGTAGGTGGTTTTCTGGCAGCGTTAGGCCGTTCGCCCAAGACGCCAGTGCTTGCGTGGGTCGACCCTCCTGCCCTGGGACAGAAAGTGCAGTGGCTTCCTCCCCGGACCAGTCAGCCCAGCCGGCGAGGACCTTGCGAAAGCTGTCGCGTTCCGCAGGGCTCAGTGCTGTGCAGTAGGGCGCCAGGGCTTCCCACGCTTCCCTGGGATTCAGCATCTGATCCTGCGCGATCTGACGGAAGGTGCGGCGACAGGCTTCGCTGATCTGCTTTGCTTCCTCGTCCGTGATGCTGACGGTTGCAGGTTGGGCGAACTCTTCAGGCAGCGGCTTTTCACCGATGAACATGGCGAAGAAGTCAGCACCTGAGGCGATGCGCTCGTCGGCGGTCAGGAACGGTGAGCAGTCAGTGAGGCGATCACGCAGGCTCCTGCTCGTGATGACAGAGAGGTTCTGCTCTGCGACGGAGCGGTTGAGGTTGCCAAGGGCTACCCAGAACTGAGGCTTCGGGTCGAGCTTGCCGCGTTGCAATAGGGACGCCTGGGAGTTCCAGCAACCGCCCACGAGGCCAAGGGCCAGGGACCAGTCGTGCAGGGTTTGCTGCGACCAGCCGTTTCGTTTCATCCAGAGAGTGATGGCGCGACCAAAGCCATCTCGATGGGCTTGCTGGTCGGCAGGGATCCCTGCCATGGGTAGAAGTGCAACTGTTCCCAAGGTAGGGGTCAACCCAATAAATAGATAGCCCCCATGCGGGGAGGGGTTCCCGTAGCGACTGCCCCCTACGGCGGCGTAACGAATTATGACCGCCCCGTTGCCTGTGCGATTGCCTAGGGGTTGACCCTGTTGCATAGTGGATGCATCGGAGGGGACAGCCCCCGATTCACACCGATCGACAAGACATGAACACCCGCATCGCCCTTCTTCCGTTCTTTGCCGCCGCTGCCCTGGCTGCGCCCGTCAACGCTCAGTCGATCAGCTGCTACGGCGGCTACTGCAGTGGCTCCGTCAACGGCCAGTCAGTGAACCTCAGCACCTATGGCGGCTACACCAGTGGAACCATCGGCGGCCAATCGGTGAACCTCAACACCTACGGCGGCTACACCAGCGGCTCCATCGGTGGGCAGTCTGTGCAGATGAACACCTATGGCGGCTACACCAGCGGCAGCATTGGTGGTCGGGGCTTCTCCTGCAGCACCTACGGCAGCTACACAAGCTGCAACTGATCAGCGGCGATTGACGATGCGCTGAAGCATGTCCACCTGCTGCTGAAGCTCTTGGTTGCGGATGATCGCTGCAGCCAAGAGTTCAAAAGGATCCTGTACGCCGTCGGCCAAAAGGTCGCGGCGTTTTTGTTTGATTTGAGCCTCGATGGACGGGGCCATGACTGCTCCGTGCTTTGGGTCTTACCCATTATGCAACCACCGATTTACAAAACGTCAAGTCGCAGATGGGACGCAAATGGAACGGCGAGATGCGGTTGCGTAGCGGTAATAAGGCGGATACGCTGCGACCACGATGCAGCCACGACGCGGCAGCATCACCATCAAATCCTGGAATGACCAAACGCATCGAGATTGACGATGAAGTGCTGGCCAAGGTTGAGAGTCAGTGCCCGAAATACCTGTCCCCAACAGGGTTTATCAACCTTCTGATCGACCAGGCACTTGACACCCCCGTTACTCTGGGAGTCCAGAGCGCAGCCGGGACTCCCTCTACTTCTTCTTCTATCTCTAAGAAGAAAGAATCTATTACTACTCTCTCTATATGCGCTGAGCTGCAAAAACACGAGGAGTTGATCCGCGAGTTTTGGCGTCTCAAAAAGGGGAGCAAGGGCGGCACGGCTTGGAAGCTGCTCAACACCGAGCTGAAAAACCTGCAGGCCAAATACGGCGATGCCGTGGTTGAAGAGCAGCTACAGCTGGCGATCAACGGCAAGTGGGCTGGCATCCGCCTGTCCAACTACGAAGCCTTCAAGGCGCCGAAGGGCAATGCGCCTGCGCAGCCGGAGTTCAAGCACCCTGCTGCCCGTGTGTTTCAAGGCGGGCGTTTTGTTGATGAAGACGGCCCAACAACCAACCCCGTGCTGGAGGGCTTCCTGTGATGGCTCACATCCAGTACGACCTTTTCGCTGGCTGCCCACCGCACGTCCGCTACAGCACCACGTCAGAGGCCGCTGCAGAGGCCATCAAGCCCAAGGTGAATGGGTTGCAGGCCCAGATCCTCGGCGTCGTCCGTAGAGCGCCTTACGGGCTCACCAGGGACGAGATCGAGGAGATCACCGGCTTGCCCCACACGACCAGCTCGGCTCGCGTGCGTGAGCTGTTCTTGAAGGGTCTGCTTGAAACCCGCGTCAACCCGGAAACCGGCATCAGCTACCGCCGACCAACGCGTAGCGGAAAGCTGGCCGAGGTTTGCTTTGCTGTTGCCGTGTAGGCACCCCCTACCCCTAGGCAGGGGGGGGTAT